GGTGCTGGTGCTGGCGGCGCGTCCTGCTGCTCTGCAGTGGCCGGCGCCTCGAACAGGTCTTGCGTGGCGGGGTCGCGATCTGCCACAGCGTCAGCATGCTGCTCGTCCTCGACCGGCACGCCCGCCGGCAGCAGCGCGATCAGGTCTTCCTGAGAGGCCACCTCGGCGCGGTAGTCCTGGCAGACATGGCGCAGGGCCTGGGCTGCACTGCCGGCCCGAACCAGCCGGGTGCCGGAGGGATGCCGCACGACGTAGACGCGGCGCTGTCCTGCAGAGCGGCTCATGCGTCGGCCCCTTCGGCAGCAGTCGCAGCCGCCTCAAGCTGTTCCAGGGCCGTCATCGCCTGCTTGTGCAGATCGGTGGCCTGCTCATCGGACACGATGGGTACCGGCACGAACAGGATGCCCGCGCTCGCCATCGCGTGAGCGGCCTCGAGGGCGGCGCGCAGCTTCACGGGGGATGCTCGCTGCGGCCGGATGGTGGAGATGGCGGGATTCACTCTGCGTCTCGCTGGTGTCTGGGGATGCTGACCGTCTCGATCAGCGTCACCGCGTTGAGGGGGATGTGCACGCGGCCACCGCGTGCGGTCGGCATGCCGGCGGTCAGGGCGTAGACGATCACCGGATCGCCCCGCCGCAGGCCCGCGGCCTTGGCCTTCGCGGCGACCCGGTCGGTCTCGGTGGGCTCCAGGTCAGGGCGGGTCGGGCTCCAGATCGCGGCCCATACGGCATGCTGCTCGCCTTGGTCCACGACCACATGCACCGAGGGCCGGCCGTCTGTCGTCTGCCGGTACACCGCATCGCCCTGCAGCCTGCCGACCACGCGCAGGCCCTGCCGCGGCACGAGAGAGATGCTTGGCGTCATCCGCGCCGGTCCGGTGGCGCGCGTCAGCAGGCGGGCCTTCGCCTGGTCAAGCAGGTGCTGGGCGATGGCGTCCATGTCACATCTCGCCGAACAGGATGCGGGCCGGGATGTTGCGCTCGCTGACCAGCTTGTCCAGTTGGTCGATCAGGTCGTTGGCTGCCGCCTCGGCGATTCGGTGGGGGCGCACCAGCTCGAACCAGAAGACGACCTTGCCCTCCTTGGCGCGGTAGCGCAGCTTGGCCTCGATCTGGTAGCGGTCGCAGCCCCAGTAGACCGGGATGCCGATGGCGAAGCGGTTGAACACCTCGAGCTGCGAGACCGTGCCGGTGTCGCTGTCGGCGACGTAGTTCAGGCGCACGCCACCGTCCTGCAGGCGCACCGCCGACTTGATCGACATCTCCTGGCGGATCTCGAAGTCAGTCGCGAGCTTCAGCATGTCGGCGCCGGTCGGCAGGCCGGGCACGCTGGCGATGTCAGGCAGCTGGTCCTCGATCCAGGCTGCGAAGTCGCCCTGGGCGCGGGCCTTGCCGTTCGCGTCCGACCAGGTCTTCCACTCGACCGAGTGCCGCGGCGTGTACTCGGCGGTGTGGCGGCGCCAGTGCGGCACTTCCCGCGAATGGTCATCGATGACCGCACGCAGGCTCAGGGCCGCTGTCATCGGGTCCAGCTTGACCCAGACCACGGTTGAGCCGAACTCGGCATGGGTCTCCAAGTAGTCCACGAAGCTCGCCAGGGTCTGGAAGGTGGCCTTGCCGCGCTTGGCGCGCGGCACCATCAGCAGCTCTTCCGTGTCGCGCGTCTGCAGATTCCAGCCATCGGGCACCGCGAATACCCGGCGCTCATCGCCGGGCTGTACGGTCGGGCCGATTTCTCGAGTGAGCGGGAAAGGCAACTGCTGGTTTCTCAGCAGTTCAGCGGCATCGATCTTGATTTCGGGGCTCATCGTGGGCTCCAGTGGGATGGTGGGTGTCGGCTCAGCCGACGGTCTTGATCGGGGTGACATCCGAGCTGACCTGGCGCAGCTCGAGCGCGGCCTGGCGCGGGTCGCTGGTGTGCAGGTCGCCGGCGTCGTCGGCGAAGAGCAGCACGTCGGCCGGCGCCGGCTTCGGCGTCTTGACGGTGTGCTCGGCGCTGATCTGCAGCGCGCCGCCGCGGCTGGCCGGCTTGACGGTGACCTTGATCGTGAGCGAGGCGGCCTTGCCGTGCTCCTGGGCTTCCTTGACCGCGTTGGTCAGGTCATCGTCGAGCCGGGAGAGGTAGGCGCCACGGTCGATGTGGGCGAGGGTGCGGGTGATGTTGCTCATGGGTTCGGGGCAGTGGGGATGTCAGGGGGTGGCGTGACGCGGCCATGGCGCGCTGGGCTCAATCCCTGCTGGGCGGTCTCGGGCTTTGGCAGTGCGCCCCAGGGCGCCGCGCCAACTCGACCACGCCGCGCGCAGCTCAATGAAGGGGGAGAAGTGCTTGCGCCGCACCGCAGCGGTCTGCAGGTTGGTCCGGGCCACGACGCTGACCTCGCCGGTGATCGCTGGCCGCAGAGCCAGCGACCACAGCAGTGCGGCCAGCAGCTCGACTAGGCAGGCCGACAGCAGCTGCACCGAGGTCTGCACCGTGCTGGCATCAGCGCCGGTCAGGCGAGAGATGGCCGCGGCCGCCGGATCAATGCGTGCCGCATCGCGGCGCGCATCGGACTGGCTGGCCTGCTGGGTGAGCTGCTCGCGCAGGGCGTCGGCGCGCCGCGCCTCGGCCAGTTCGGTTTCCAGTTCGGTCACCCGGGCTCGGGCGGCCGTGGCGCGGCCCTGCAGGGTGCTGCAGGGCTTGGCGCAGGTGATCGCCGCGGTTCGGGCCGCAGCCTCGGTGCGCTGAGCAGCCCCCAGAGCTGCGGCGACCGTCGCGGTCGGCCTGGCGGTGATCGACTGGAGCTGATCACGCAGCGCGGTGACGGTGGCCACCTCGGCGACGTGCTCGGCTCGATGCTCACCCGCCCGGTCGATCGCGCTGGCGAAGTAGCCGGCGTGGCCGTAGACCGTCACCGCCAGGCAGGCGCCCCAAAGCGCACGCCCTACGGCTGTGCGGGTCAGGGCGGGCAGGACGTGAGCGCCGGCCGTGACCGCCACGCCGATGGCGCCGAACAGCACCTGGTCAGCCGGCGTCACCGCGCGGTCGAGCGCGCTGGCCACGGACATGCCAATGCCGATGCTGCTGGTGCAGACCGCGGCGGTGAGCAGTGCAGGGTGTCGCATCGCGCGGCTCAGCAGTGGGGGGCGTACTCGACGCGGGATTCGCCGACCACGCTCGGGCACCGGGCAAAGTCCATGGCGCCGGCACGCAGCACCGGTGGGCGGTCCATCGTCATCGGCAGGTCCTCGAAGCGCGGCACTCTGCGGTAGGGGTGCGGCACGACAGGCCGGGCCGGCTCCTGCGCCGTGTCGTCGTCGGGCGGGGTGAGGCGGCGCAGTTCGGACATCCCGAAGGCCGTCAGCGTCATCTGCAGCCGCGCGGGCTTGTCGTTGGCGCCGACGCAGACCTTGGACACCATGCGGCTGGTGTCGATCACGCTGACCAGGCTGCGGTCGATCATGGTCTGCACGCGGGTGACCCAGCCGCCGCTGATGTGCGGCGAGTAGATGTTGCTCTGGATGAGCTGATCGACGGTGATGGCGCCGCGCTGGCGCACGAGCTGCAGCACCGCGTGCTGAGGGCTGTTGCGTTTGACGACGTACCGGGTGATGTGCTGGGCCATGTCAGAGGACTCCGAATGCGGTTGCGGCGAGGACGCTGAGGAACAGGAAGGCAATCACCACGTCGGCCATGGCGTAGCTCTTCACGCAGGCCCAGATTCGCGCCATGCGGCTGGGCCGCGACAGGCGGCGAGTGGGCGTGCGGCGCACGGGCTCGGCGTCGGCTTGCATGTGGCGGCCGATGTGGTCCCAGCAGCCGGGCTCTTGAACACCGGCCTCGTAGCCGGCGGCCTGGTGCAGGTGGTAGATCTCGGCGCTGCGAGCGCGCGGGGCGCTGCTGTCGCGCGAATCAGGCAGGCGGGCAGGGAAGGCCATCAGCGGATCCTCCAGCTCGCCAGGGCGATGGCGGCGCATCGCTCGGTGTCCAGCTCCAGCGCGGTGCTGCGGGTCAGGTCGCAGAAGGTCACGCGCATGCTGTCGGCGGCCAGCCACTTGCCAACCTGGGCGCCTTGGCCGTCGATCGCTGTCGAGACGATGACGCAGGGGCGGGCAGCCTTCTGAGCGCCTTCGCAGTCGGCTCGCGCGGCGTCGGCCGCTGCGGCCAGCGTGCCCGGGGGGCCGGGGCGGTGGCTGATCACCACGTCCTGGGTGATGGCCTCGGCCAGGCTGACCGGCGACAGGGTGCCGACCGGCTGGCCGACCAGCCCGGCGCGGATCTGGTTGGCGCGGGCCGGCGCCATCGGGGCCGGCTCGGCGTCATCGCCGCCACCGCCACCACAGCCGGCCAGCGTCAGCACGCAGGCCGACAGGGCGGCCCCCGCCGCCACCCGCCAGAACCCACGCCAGCAGCTCACCGCCAGTTGGGCGCCTGGGCTCTGCATGGCCGCGGCCAGGTCGGCGCGGATCTCGCTGGTGTCGGGCTCGGTGTAGCCCGCCTCAGCCAGCACACCCCAGTCGGTGAGCCGCTGCTCGATGCGGTGCACCTGGAGCGCCAGCCGCTCCTCGGTGTTGCGCTGCACAGGCTGCAGCGCCGTCTTCGTCGTCGCCATCTTCGTCCCCTTGCACCGGGCTTGGTGCATGGAACGAATATTAGGCCCTGCCTAACTGTTTGACAATAGGCGGCGCCTAATTTTTACGCGAGGGCCCTCTTTGGGGGGATGCCGCAGAAGCGGGCAGGCGCGCGTACTGCAGCCAGGAGGTGCCAAGTGAAAGATGTGAACGATCTCAAGGAAGCGCTCTTGATCCTGCTGTGGCGCGCCGCAGACACCTCGACAAGGGCGCAGGTGCTCACGGATCTGCAGGGGCAATGTGCGATGGCGCACATGACAGACGACGCTGACGCGGTCGCGGCGGAATGGCTCTCTGATCTGCTCAGGAGGGGCGTGCCGATGTCAGGCGAGACATCGACACCGCGAAAAGCAACTGGCTAATTCTGGAGGCCCAATTGTTTTCTAATCTTAATGATGCATGCCTCTGGGTCAGGTGTGGCTTTACATTTTTCTTCTTCTGCTTTTGCCGTCTCCTGAATGACTTGATCTATTTGAGACCGAAGTTCTTCAGTGCTGCTTGCAGGGGATGCTTTTTTCATGGCCTCAAGAAGAGGTGATTTCTGCTTGGGCTGCTCAACTTCTGCCGGTTGAATCTGTTTGGCTTCATTGCTGTTGGCTGCAGCCTTTATTTCTTCAGTCTCTGAATGAATGTTGTAAGCCCAAATTGACCCAAGTATTAAGATGATTGCCGCAATTACATATTCCGGCTTCGTTGGTTTTTTAATCATGATTCTCCCATTGTGATTGGTCATTGACGGACGGAACGTCGCCCGATTCTTCTTTCTTCAATGCTCACAGCAACAATTTCCCCGCCAGACTTGCTGGTGATGTGGGCATAGGCAGGGTTTATTGCCGCGGCCACCCATTCGCCGTTTTGCTCTTCTCTGTACTCGCGGACATACATTCGCCCCGTCGCGTCGCGAACGAGAACAATGTCAGTTGGCATCGGCTGAATGTTCCGCTTCATTTTCGCCATGTCGCCCTGGCTCAAGATGTAGGGGGCCAGAGCCCAGTCCTGCACCTCAATCCAGAACTCGTCTGGTGTCTCGCGCAAAGTCAGGTCCTCCCAAGAGATTGGTCTAGGATCCTGTACTGTATTTATTTCCAGTGCTCCAGGTGAACCGCGCGAATCGGCGGGGAGCTGAAACGGAAAAGCCTCTAGCCCCCAGTGCTCTGGGCCGACTACATCTGAAAAATACCGCCAGAGAGCTGCCAGTTTCTCCTTGTCGATCGTCCCACGCTTGACCCAATCGATTACGGAAGGAGGCTTGACCCCCATGTGTTCCGCAAGGGCCTTCTTCGTGACGTTCTTGATCTTGCGTGCGGACTCGATCGCCGCGCCGAGGTCTTGGCCTGTGAGCATGGCCCAATCTCCACTTTTTCACATCAAGTAGGCAATTCCTATTGCCAAAGATTAGGCGGCGCCTTATCATGAGCGCATGGAACATCCGATTGATCAGCTTGGGGGGACGAGTGCCGTGGCAGGGCTCGTCGGCGTCGCCTCTGCCACCGTATCGGGCTGGCGGAGGGACGGGATACCGATCAAGAGATGCGTGACGCTTGAGCAGAAGACCGGCGTGATGCGGTGGGCGCTGCGCCCGGGCGACTGGTGGGAGATCTGGCCCGAGCTGATGGCGCGCCCTGATGCGCCGGCGATGGATGTGTGCATGCCGGCCTCTTCGGAGCCGGCAAATGAAGATGAAGGGGCGGCGCGATGACCGCCCCTCAGGCGCCGTTGATCAGCCGTGGTTCACACGATCTGCAGGTTCGCCAAGCGCTCCAGCCGCTTCTGGTACGCGGTCCAGTGCGCAGCCGAGTCTGTCGGGATGCATCCATCGTTGTACAGCCAGACCTTCGTTTCGCTCCACTCGCTGCCGGGCGCGCACAGCGCCTGCAGGGTCGCGCTGGTCAGCGGCGACTTGAAGCGGATCAGGTACGGGTCTTCGTACTTCACGTAGGCGCTTGTGTGCATCCCGACCGGCTTGTACTTCCGGTTCAAGACAGCCCATCGGCCGTCAGCCTGCCGCTCAAGGCAGTAGGGAAGAAAGACGTGTCTGAACTCGCTCATAACCAACCTCCTGAAGGTGATGTGATGGAAAGAACCGTGGTTCTCGTGGCGCCCCAGGGCGCCGGGAAAAGTCTGCTTGCTTCGGAGCTGAAAAAGAAGTTCCGATGCACGGAAGTGGTGGATTTTTCCGATGTTGATCATCTGATCCCCGGCGCCTTGCACCTGGCGCACGAGGATGTCTCCGTGGAGACGGATGCCGCAGCACTCGTGATCCGCTGCCGCGACCGTGACGCGGTCGAACTGCTGCTCAACTGAACAGGCGGTCAGCATGAGCATCACCTGCAAGCTGCCGACTCGCCTGCCGGCGAAGGTCATCGGCAACACCCCCCTGTGCAACTGCGATGGTCAGCCGCACTTCGGCCTCAACCTCGAAGTGCAGGGGGAAGTGCTGCGCCTCCTGCTCACGCAGGAAGACCTGGTGATGCTGATGACCGAAGTTCGTCGGTATGAAAGCCAAGGGGCGGCGCGATGACCGCCCCTCAGGCCTACAGCCTCAAGCTGGTCCTCGAAGACTCCGCGCAGATCCAGGCTGAGCTGAAGTCATTTGCCGATGCGGCGGAGCGTTCGCTCGAGATCCGCAATCGACTTTTCGAAGCCCTTCAGCCCGGCAGTCAGCTGCTTGGCATCGACGTCGATGACCGTGCCACAGACGCAGGTGAGCTTCGGATTCGTCTTCAGCTTTCTGATCGTCTCCGCGCGCTTGCGGCCGCATGACGGGCACGGGATGTCGATCTTGTGGTCGTCCAAGTTCATGGGTAGCTCTCCCAAAGTTTCAGGCGGTTGCTGGAACTTCCATTCTGCGACTTTGGGCAGAGCGCCCGCCCTTTCGAGGCCCGGCCAGACCCCCCGCATGCATGGGGCGTGCGAGTGGTCACATCACCTCTCTTCGGACCCGGCCGGGCCTCACCTCGACTGCTGCTGCTGGATCCGACCGCTGATGGCGGTCGCCAGTCTTGACCCGTCCGCTCGCCGGACGGGTCTCTTTTCCGTTCGGAGCGCTGCTGCCTCCCCTCGAGGGGTTCGGGGGACCGCGCATGGTCAGGGAGCTGCAGCGCTCCACCCAACAGCGCTGTGCCTGCGCTGTGTCTCGCCGCAGTCTGGAGCGACTGCGTTCATCGCCCCGGTGCGCCGCCTCCAGCGGCCCCGGGGCGGCTTTTTCCCCGGGGACCACTGACAGGCCAGCACCACCAACCCCCGGCCACGAGACGCGCCACAGAGCACGCCGGGCACGGGTCGAGACACAAACGACATGGCACACCAACACGACTACCCGGAGGCGACGCCCGAGCTCATCGAGCAGGCGCTGTCGCACATCTCGCCAGACTGCGGGCACAACGAGCGCGCCCGCCTGGCCATGGCGATCTACAGCGAGCTCGGCGAGCGCGGCAAGGACATCTGGATGGACTGGGCCGGCTCACGGTCCAAGCTTGACCTGGCCGAGGACCGCAGCACCTGGCGCAGCGCGCGTGCGGTCACCCGCGTGCGCATCGGCACGCTGTTCGGCGTCGCGAAGGACAACGGATTCCGCTTCCCCGAGGCCGGCGAGCGCGCGGCCCCGCCGGACCCGGCCAAACTGGCGGCCGATCGCGCCCGGAAGGAGGCCGAGCGCCTGCGCGCCGAGGCCGAGTACCGCGAGCGCGCGGACCGCGCAGCCCGGGATGCACGCGAGCTCTGGAGCGACGCCCAGCCGGCCACGCTCGAGGGCGCGCCGTACCTGACCCGCAAGGGCCTCGCGCACGCGCACGGGGCCCGCATGCTGCGCGATGGCACGCTGCTGGTGCCCATGCTGTCGATCGCCGATGGCGTGCTGCTCAACGTGCAGCGCATCGGCGCCGAGAAGCGATTCCTGCCGGGTGGCCGCAAGTCGGAGCTGGCCTATCTGCTCGGCCTGGCGGGGCTCGATCAGCTCAACCACGCCAGCGTGGTGCTGCTGGCCGAAGGCTTCGCGACCGCCGCCAGCGTGCACGAGGCCACCGGCCTGCCGGTGCTGGTCTGCTTCGACGCCGGCAACCTGGTCAAGATCGCTGCGGCTGTGCGCCAGCGCTGGCCGGCGCTGCCGATCGTGGTCTGTGCTGACGATGACCGCCAGACCGCCGAGCGCGCGGGCAAGAACCCGGGCCGCGAAGGCGCGATGGCCGCGGTGCGCGCCGCATGCACCGAGACCGGCCTGGCCGTCATGGTGCTGCCCACCGATCTGCCGGAGACCGGCACCGACTTCAACGACCTGCACCAGGCGGTCGGCCTCGATCACGTCGAGGCGCTGATCATGCCCGTCGTCACCGACCTGCTGGACGAGGCAGCAGAGATCGCCGCGCCGTCCCTGCCGGCGCCAGCCATTGAAGGGGGAGAAATGCCCCCTGCAGCACCTGCAGAGCCCGAATCCCCCCCCTCGTCGGCCTCCGGCGAGGACGCGAAGAAGCCGTCCCCGAAGAAACGCAAGGCCGCATCCAAGCCGGCACGCCGCGAGGGTGAGGAATGGGAGGATCAGCTCATCACTCGCAAGGGCGAGCTGGTGGACTGCCGCGAGAACATCTTCCTGATCCTCTCGCACCACCCCGACTTCTGCGGTCGCATCGCCTTCGACGAGTTCGCCTACCGCCTGACCAAGCTCGAGCCGATGCCATGGGGGCCCGATCTGGGCGAGTGGACCCAGAACGACGACTTCTCGCTGGGCCTGTGGCTTGCCAAGAACTTCGGGCTGATCATCAAGGGCGAAGGCACGCTGGCGGCGGGCGTCGCGATGGTGGGCATGGCCAACAAACGCCACCCGGTCCGCGACTGGCTGCAGTCGCTCCAGTGGGACGGGACCGAGCGGCTCGGCCACTGGCTGCACGAGTGCCTCAGCACCCGGGACGACACGTATCACACGATGGTCGGCACTTGGTTCCTGATGGGCATGGTCCAGCGGGTGCTGGTGCCCGGATGCCAGATGGACCACATGATCATCCTCGAGGGCAAGCAGGGCCGGCGCAAGTCCAGCGCGCTGCGTGTCCTGGCCGGCGAGTCCTTCGCCGACACCCCGCTCAAGATCGGCGACAAGGACGCAGTGCTCAACTTGGCTGGCGTCTGGCTCTACGAAGTCGCCGAGCTGGATAGCTTCAACAAGGCGGAGGTGACCGCCGTCAAGCAGTACGTCACCAGCCGCGTCGACCGGGTCCGTGAGCCCTACGCGCGCCGCGCCGTCGATCGACCGCGGTCCTGCGTGCTGGCAGGCACCACCAATCAGGACGAGTATTTCAAGGACCCGACCGGGGCGCGGCGCTTCTGGCCGATCCGCATCCGGCGCGACCTCGATCTGGACAAGCTCGCCGAGTGGCGGCCGCAGCTATTCGCCGAGGCCATGCACCGCCTGGCTGCCGGCGAGCGCTACTACCCGACCCGGGAAGAGGCTGAGCAGTACATCGAGCCCGAGCAGCGCGCCCGCGAGATCGAGGACCCATGGATGACCCGCGTGCACGTCTGGCTCGATGACGAAAGCGAGACGGGCGGCTACTACCACGCCAACACCAGGCAGGTGCAGCACGCCTACACCTCGCTCGAGCTGCTGACCCGCGCCCTCAACGTGCAGATCGACAAGATCGACAGCGGTCGGCAGATGGCCTCGCGCATCGGCGTGATCATGCATCGGCTCGGCTGGGCGAAGAAGCGCGACGCAGCAGGCGATCGCGGGTACCGCTACATCCGCCCCGGATACACACCCTCGGGCACGCCGATCGCGCCCCGTCCCCGCGAATCCGTCCAAGCGTCCAACCCTGGGGGTCTGGGGGTTGGACGTGTGTAAGTCGTTGATTCGTATGGGTTCCGTCCAACCGTCCAACCGTCTAACCGGTTTTCTCCTGCGCACACACGTAGGCGTGCGTGCAGGTGCGGGCGCACAGGTGCGCATGTGTGCATGTGTGGGTGTGCATTTCATGCCTAGACGCTTGGACGGTTGGACGGAAGTGAATGAAATCAATAAGTTAGATCCGTCCAACCCCAGACCCCCCAGGGTTGGACGCTTGGACGGATCGAAGAGAGGTGCTGGTGCTGCTGGATCTGAAGAGCCCGGAAAGCATCGCGGCCTGGGTGTTGACCTGGCCGGAGCGGCACCGGGTGCAGTTGCGGTGCATGTGGCGGCTGTGCCCGGACTTCCGGGAATCGATCGAAGCTGGAGCCGCACTGGCGGCCTCCAGAACCGCGCAGGAGGCCGCGCAGAGCCCTCCGAAGGGGATGGACGATGAAGATGACCGCTGAAGGCGCTGACGCGCTGCGAGGCGTGTTCTCGGGGCTGGTGGACAGCGAGTTCTTCGGAGGCATCGCCGATGCCCTGACGCAGACCGGCCGCGACGCCGAGAAGGCCGTGATCGCCGAGATGCGGACCCAGTTCGACAGGCCGACCCCGTTCGCGCTGGGCTCGCTGTTCCTGGTGCCCGCCACAGCTCAGAAGCTGGTGGCCGAGCTGGATGTGAAAGATCGGGCGGCGTACTTCATGCGCCCGCAGACCCAGGGCGGCAGCCGCAAGGCAGCCAAGGCGATCGAAGACACGCTCCAGAAGGCGGGGCTGCTGCCGGCGGGCTGGTACTGCGTCCCAGGCGCCGGCGCCACGCTGGATCGCTACGGCAACATGAGCCCCAGCCAGATCACCCAGATCCTGAGCCAGCTAAAGGTGCAGCGCGTGGGCGGCTTCGACCGTGCCATGAGCACCAATGCACGCAGCCAGATCAACGCACAGAGGCGGGCCGGCGGCCGCTTCTTCCTGCGCCGCGTGGGCGAGGGCAAAGCGCCTGGTGTGTACCAACGGGAGTTCATGGGCCGCACCGTCACGCCGGTGCTGGTGTTCGTGCGGTCGGTCCGCTATGCCCAGCGCATCAACCTGGAGCAGATCACCCAGCGCACAGTCGATCAGCGACTGACCTCCAACGTCATGCGCTCGCTGGCCAAGGTCGTGCAGCGACTCAACCGACCGGGCGCCCAGCGCTCGCTGTTCTGAGGGCGATCCCATGGCCAACGGAGACGCATGGCGCACCCCTGCCGGTGACATCGGGGTCGAGATCAACCGGCGCACTACATCGCAGGGCGACCTGGTCATCAAGGTGCTGCGCACCATGGCCTCCCCCTGGTGGCTGCAGGCCTGCGAGTACGGGTCAGGCGAGCTGACCCCTGAGCGCTCGAGGTATGAGGGCGCGCGCGGTGGCAGGGCAGGCGGCGCCGACCTGAGCGAGGCAACCCCGGCCGGCCCCGACGAAGAGCCCACGGCCTTCGATTTCCCCTGCGCCACCCCTTCGGCCCGGGTCCTTCCCACGACCTGCGCTGCGGGTAGTTCGACGCCCAGTGATTCCCTGTTCACAGCCCCTTCCAAGGGGGGTTCCGGTATCGGAGAGGTCTGAAAATGGACATCGAAGCACGCGATCCGCGGCACCTGAAGCCGCACCCGAACAACAGCCGCCTGCACCCTGCTGAGCAGCTCGCCGCCCTCGAGGCCAGCTTCCGCGAGTTCGGCTTCAACGGGCTGGTCGTGATCGACGAAGACGACGTGATCCTCGCCGGGCACGGACGCACCACGGCCGCAATCCGGGCCGATCTAGGCGAGATCCCCTGCAAGGTGGTGCGCGGCTGGTCGGACGACAAGAAGCGGGCCTTCGTCATCGCCGACAACCAGATCGCCGACGGGTCGGTCTGGGACGACGCCATGCTGCTGCACGAGCTGCAGCACCTGGCCGGCTCGACCGAGGTCGACATCACCCAGTTCGGGATCAGCCTGGATGACCTGCTGCCGCAGGCCGGCCCGCCGACGACGACCGAGACCATGCGCAGCGCCGAGCAGCGCACCACCGCGCGCGAGATGCCGGCCGACGAGGCCGCCTACCGCGAGGAGATGGCCGACAAGCGCACGCCCGGCCAGGCGCCGATCGTCCCGATGTACGCCGAGCACCACCAGGCGTTCGTGATCGTCTGCGACAACGAGATCGACGAGGCCTGGATCCGCCAGCGGCTGGGCCTCAACCGGCCTCACCAGTCCTACAGCGACGTCAAGATCCTGACGCCGAACGTCATCACGGTGCAGCAGCTGCGGAGCCTGCTGGCATGAGCGAGCCCCTGCACATCGTCATCCCCTCGGCCGGCCGCGCCGGCGCGGTGCTGACCCGCGTCGAAGGCGCGATCCTGTCGGTGCCCGAGGATGAGGCAGCCGCCTACCGCGAGGCGCACCCGGACATCGAGGTCGAGACGCACCCGCCGCTGCGCAACCTGGCCGCCAAGCGCCAGTGGCTGTACGCGCGGTTCGGCGACCTGTTCATGCTCGACGACGACATCGCCTTCGCCTCGCGGCTGTACCTGCCGGGCAACAACCGCGAGCAGCACCTCACCCCGCGCGAGTGCGCCGCGCTGATCCAGTCCACTGCCGCCGCGGCGCGGGCGGCCGGGTGCTACCTGTTCGGCTTCAACGCGACCCCGAACGCCAAGCACTACTACCCGCACAAGCCCATCGAGCTGACCACCTACATCAACGCCAGCGCCTTCGGCCTGCTGCGCTCGCCGCACCTCTACTTCACCGAGCGCACGACCGCCGCCGAGTCGCACTGGATCAACCTGCTCAACGCCTTCTTCCACCGGCGCGCCTGGGTAGACATGCGATTCCACTTCGCCCAGGCGCCCGGCAGCACCTTCACCCGCCCCGGCGGGCAGACCCAGCACCGCACCATGGACAGCGAGCGCGAGGACACCCTGTTCCTGCGCCGCATGTTCGGCCAGGCGGTGCAGATCAAGGCAGCGCGCGGTGACGCGCGGCTGCTGACCCCGTACCAACGGACCATCCGCAACCCTCTGTGATCATGCGAACCACCTCCATCATCCTGGCCGGCCTGTTCCTGGCTGCGACTGTCGGCACCGCCCACGCCCGCGCCGGCGGCGGCGTGTCCGTGGGCCGATCGTCGAGCACAGTGGCACGCTCGATGCCTGTGCCTGCCGCGCCGCGCTACGTCCCGCCGCGCTACGCCCCGCCGGCACCACCCGCGCCCCGCTACAACCCCCCGCTGCCCCGCACCGAGCCGAGCCGCTCCGGTGCCGGCTCGGCCTTCGTGGGCGGCCTGGCAGGCGCGGCTGTCGGCACCATGGTCGGCAACGCGCTGTCCGGCCCGGATGTCGTCATCGCGCCCGGCGGTGGTGCTGCTGCACCTGCTGCTGGTGGAGCTCAGGCCGCTGCCGGCACGACGGTGATCGACCGCCCGCTGATCGGCCTCGGCGGCATCCTGCTCCTGCTGCTGGCCGGCGCCGGCGGCGTCTACTGGTGGAGCCGCATGCGCAACAAGGTTGTCGCGCAGTACCTTGGCCACATCCCGCCGCGGCCCGTGCCGACGCGGCCGGATGCATACAGCCCACCGCTGGTCGACGTGGACCCCGTCGTCCTGTTCTACGCGGTGCAGCAGGCCGCCATGGATGGAGACCGTGCCGCGCTCGAGCGCCACTGCAACCATGGCATGGCGCTGCTGCTGGCCGGCTGTCCCGAGCCGGGACGCGAGGCCACCAAGACGCTCACGGGCCTGACCTGGGTGCGTGACGACGACGAGTCGATCCTCTACCGCTTCACCGACTCGGCCGAACAGCGGCAGGTCACCGAGCGGTGGATGTTCGATGAGGCCGGCCGCCTGGACGGGATCGAGGTCCTCTGATGCGCACCACCCGGGCCCGCGCCAAGCCGACGCACGTCTACCACCTCGTCGACCCGCGTGACCGGGTCGTGCGCTACGTCGGCAAGACCGGCGCGCCGAAGTCGCGCCTGAAGGAGCACATCCGCGAGAGCGAGGAGCGTCAGAACACCGCGAAGAAGCGCTGGATCCATGAGCTGCTGGCCGAGGGCCTGCAGCCGGTCATGGTCATCGTCGACAGCTACCCGAGCGAGCCGCTGGCGCGCGACCGCGAGAGCGCCGAGTGCCACCAGCACGCCGCCACCATCTACAACATCCACGACCCCGCCAAGGGCGCGGGCGACCTCAAGAAGGCCTGACATGGCAACTGCAGCACCCCCGGCCGGCACCATCGGCCACGACCAGGCCGCGCAGATCCTGCGGATGAGCCCTGCCGAGCTGACCCGGCTGGCCAGCGCGGGCATCGTCCCGCGTGTGAGCCCCGGCATCTACCACCCCGGCACGATCATCGGGACCTACATCGAGCACCTGCGCGCCGAAGTCGCACGGCTGAGCGAACAGCTCAAGCGCGCCCAGCCCGAGACCCAGGACGAGATCGCGCACTACCTCGACATCAGCGACCGGCGCCTGCGCGAACTGCTCGCCGAGTGGGGCATCAGCCACAAGACCACGCCCCTCGACCAGATCCGGGTGCGCTACATCCGCAAGCTGCGCGAAGAGGCCGCCGGCCGCGCCGATGTCAACGGGGAAGAAGGCCTGGTCGCCGCACGGATCCGTGAGACAAACGAACGCGCCGACCGTCTCGCCCTGCAGAACGCCCAGTTGCGCGGTGAGTTTGCTCCGATCGAACTGCTCGGCGATGTGCTGGCCAAGACCATCGAGATCATGGTCAGCGAGCTCGAGCAGATCGACGCCGCGCTGGTCAAGGTCGCCCCCGACCTGCCCGAGCCCGCACGCCAGGCGGTGCTCACCTGCGTCAACGCCGCACGCAACAAGATCAAGGACCGGGTCGGCTCCCTGAAGGTCGATGACATCGACCCGGCTGACGACATCGATGGCGAGGAGGGCGACGCGCCGTGACCCGCAACATCAGCCCAGAGACCCGCGCGGCCATCCAGCGCTTGCTTCGCAAGCGAGCCGAGCTGGCGGGCGCCATCGATCGGATGACGCTCAGCGCCTGGGCTGAAGAGCACTTCGAGCTCGACGCCGATTCCAGCCACAAGGTCGGCGCCTGGGTGTGCTGGTCGTTCCAGGTCGGCCTCATGGACTGGATGAGCGACGACCGAGTCGAGCGGGTCAACATCAAGAAGTCGAAACGCGTCGGCTACACCAAGATCCTGACCGCGCTCATCTGCTACTACGTCGAGCACCTGCGCCGCAAGGTGGCTCTCTGGCAGCCGACCGACGACGACCGGGACAGCTACGTGCGCACCGAGCTTGAGCCCGTGCTCGACCTGGTCGATGCCGTCAGCGCCTCCCGGCGCAAAGGCGGTGCGCTGGACACGCTGAAGCTCAAGCAGTTCATCGGCGCGGTGCTGCACCTGCTGGGAGGCAAGGCCGCGCGTGCCTACCGCCGCATCACGGTCGCGCTGGCCATCCTCGACGAGTGGTCCGCCTTCGATCAGAGCATCGAGGGGCAGGGCGACCCCGGCAGCCTGGCATTCGGCCGGCTCGAGGGGGCGCCATTCCCGAAGTTCGTCGGCGGCAGCACGCCGGGCACCCGCGGGGCCTGTCACGTCACGCTGGCGTGCGAGCAGTCGCATGTGGACATGCGCTACCACATCGTCTGCCCGCACTGTGGGGTCGAGCACCCCCTGCTGACGGGCATCGCGCCCGATGGCACGCGCACGAAGGCCGGCCTGCAGTGGCAGCCCGGCAAGCCCGAGACGGTGGTGCACATCTGCCCCCACTGCCTCGAGCCGATCACCCAGTCGCAGTACCTGGTCGGCGGCGAGCCGATGCAGGGCACATGGGTCTGCATCCGCACCGGCATCCGGTACCTCGGCGCCGGTCGCTGGACCGATGCCGCTGGCGACGAGATTCGGCCGCCGCGCATCGTCGGGGCACAGATCTGGTCGGCCTACTCGCCTCAGCGCACCTGGTCCTCGATCGCTGAAGACCACGAGCGCGCGGCCAGCGCCGCCGAGGCGGGCGACAACTCGCTGATGATCACCCTCGTCAACGAAACCTACGGCGAAGCGTGGGAAGTCATCGGCCAGCGCCGCGACGAGCATGCCCTCGAGCGCCAGGCCAACAAGCACCGGTTGAGCATCGTGCCGGTCGGGGCGCTGGTCCTGACCGCCGGCATCGACGTCCAGCAGGACCGCATCGAAATCGGGGTCTGGGGCTGGGCCCGGGGCCTCGAGTCGTGGGTCATCGATCACCACATCATCGAGGGCAACCCCTCGGTCGATGAAGACCTCTGGACCAACGCCGCGTTGTACCTGCAGCGGCGCTACCGGCAGGCCTGGCACGGGGGCACGCTGGGCATCGAGTCGATCAGCATCGACTCCGGCTATGCCACCCACGCCGTCTACAACTTCGTGCGCCAGCACGCCGGCATCCTCAACATCCGCGCGATCAAGGGCGACGACGACGTCAAGATGCCGGTCAAGGGCCCCGCCAAGGCGGTCGAGGTCAACTGGCGCGGCCAGCGCTGGCCGAACGGGGTCAAGCTCTGGCACATCGGCACGCAGGCCGCTGAAGACCTGCTGCACGGGCAGCTCGGCGTCGAGAAGCCGGGCCCGGGCTATCTGCACTACGCCGAAGGCCTGCCGACCGAGTGGTATGCCCAGCTCACCGGCAAGACCCGTGTGCCGGTGCGCAGCAACCGCGGCGTCGTCGACCGCTGGATCCGCATGCGCAAGCGCGTCGAAGTGCGCGACTGCCGTCGCTACGCCCACCACGCGGCCGAATGCATGGGCCTGAGCGGCTACACCGCCGAACACTGGCGCCAGCTCGAGGAGCGTGTACAACCGCCGCAGGACCTGTTCAGCGAGCCGATCGTGATCGCCGTCGAAGACGACGCCAGCCTGATCCCGACCGCGGCACCTGTCGTCCCAGCAGCACCCGCTGTCCCCATGCCTGCACGCCTCAACCCTGGCCGGGCCGCCGGCCGAATCCAGCCCCGCCCATTCGGCGGATGACCCTATGCCGAAGACCGCCACCGCCACTGTCCCCGACATCGATGACGACGCACAGCCCGCAGGCGCGCCGAAACCCGACCTGGTCGACAGCGTGACCGCCTACCTGTGCGCGCTGGTGCCCGAGCTCTCTCTGCGCCCAGAAGTGCTCGAGCAGCTGCAGGAGCGATTGCGCGAGGAGTTCGGCGGTGTACACGGGCGCCAATACGTGCGGAGCAAGGCCGCGCTGGATCAGGTAAAGCTGCTCGCCCAAGCGCGTGCAATGCTCAAGACCAAGTCGCCCACCACAGTGGCCCGAGAGCTGGGCATCAGTCGCTCGAAGGCCTACAGCATCCGAGCAGCAATGCGAAGCTGCGACGCCGCTGAATAGCCGGCAACCGTCCAAACCTCATCACGACTTTGGACACGCAAGCCGGCACGCTCGCCGGCATGGCGTACACCCAAACCGATCTTGACCGTCTCGAGCGGATGGTGGCCAGCGGCACGCTGTCCATCCGCGAAGGCAACACGGTCCACGAGTACCGCTCGATGGCCGAGCTGATGCAGGCGCTCGCCTACGTGCGGCGCGAGCTGGCCACGCAGGCAGCCCCTGTGCCTCGGCCGGCCGGCGGGGTCTTCACGTTCCGACGCGTCAACGCCGCGGGAGAGTGACCGTGGCCAACTGGCTTGACCAGCTGATCGGTGCGATCAGCCCCAAAGCAGCCTTCCAGCGGGAGGCCTATCGCCAGGCCAAGCGCGCATTCGAGGCAGCCAGCCCTGCCGATCCATGGCGCCCGAAGCGAGGCGGGGCCAGCGCCAACACCGACGTGGCCGCCGACGAGCATACCTTGCGCATCAAGGCCCGCTGGCTGCGAGACAACGTCGGGTTCATCGGCCGCGGCCTGGGGCAGCGGATCGACTACGCCATCGGGACCGGCGTGGTCCGCAAGTGGGGCGGCCCGCATGCCAAGAAGCTGACCGAGGCCTGGGCGCAGCATGTCAAGGAGTGCGACGCTGACGACAAGCTCAACATGGGCGGCATCGAAGCGCTGTCCGTGCACACCATGGATGTCGACGGGATGGTGCTGCTGCGCATTCGCACGCGCCGTCCCGAAGACGGGCTGATGGTGCCGCTGCAGTACCAGGTCCTGGAGGTGGACTGGATCGACACGCAGCGAACCGCGCCCTCGAACAGCGCCAACCGGGTCATCAACGGCATCGAGTACAGCCCGATCGGCAAGACGGTCGGCTACTGGCTGTTCGACGAGCACCCCGGCGATGTCGGCAGCGGGTGGCGCACGCCGGCCATGAACAGCCGGCTGGTGCCGGCGGAATCGATCATCCCGCTGTACGACGTGAGCCGGCCAGGCGCAGGGCGCGGCGTGACCCGCCTGAAGTCGGTCATCACGGCGGTGCGCGACCTGCACAACTACCGCCAAGCCGAAATGCTGCGCAAGGACACCGAGGCCCGGCTCGGCATCATCGCGTCCGGCGACCTCAGCCAGATGGCGGCCCCGCCATCCGCGGGAGGATCGAGCGCAGGCGTCGGATTCCTCGGCGACATTCCGGCCGGCGGCATCTTCCAGGCCCCGCCAGGCCTGAACCTGACCAGCGTGCAGCCCACGGCCATGCCGGGCTATGTCGACGCCATCAAGATGGAGATCAAGCTGATCGCGGCGGCCGGCGGCTGGACCTATGAGGGCTGCACCGGCGACATGACCGAGGTCAACTACTCGTCCGCGCGCATCCGCCGGCTCGATTTCCGGGCCGAGATCGAGCGACTGCAGTGGCTGACGATCGACCACATGCTCTGCGAGCGCATGGACCGGGCCTTCGTGGCGCACTGCAAGCTGGCCGGGATCATCCCGCCGTCCGCGACCTGGTCGTGCGAGCACACCTACCCGCGCTGGCCGCATGTCGATCCGGTCAAGGACGTGGCCGGCGAGGTCATGGAGATCGCCGCCGGCCTGTCGACGATCAGCGCCGGCAATCGGTCCCGCGGCAACGACCCCGAAAAGGTCGCCCAGGAATGGGCCGCCGACATGAAGCGCCTCGGCCCTGACGGGCTCAATGTCCTGGCGACGATGCTGTTCATGCTCAAAGGCAAAGAGCCGGCGGATGGCGCCGGAAAGGACTTGCCATGACCACCACGGTCAACCTGCCGGCATCGCTGGTCACGCTGCTCGGGGTCGATGCCGCCTGGCATCCCGTCCAGCCCGACACGATCAGCGTCAGCGCTGGCACCGCCACGCTCACCTTCAGCGGCCTGGCCGAAATGGTCTGGGCTCCTCTACTGCCCGTCCTGGGCGCTCAGCCGGGCGAGCCGCCCGCAGTCGACTACCTGACCGACGCCAACGGTGACGTGCTCACCAACAGCGCGAACGAACCTCTCTGGGTCTGACCATGCCTCGCATCACCGATTCGCCCTCTCTGCCCCTGCCCCTGCAGCCGACCGATCGTGTCTACGTCGAACGCGCAGGGCAAGGCCCCTACGAAATCCCGATCAGCGAGATTCAGTCGCTGATCGGGGCCGCACCTGCCGACCACACGCACTCGCCGGAATCGCTCGGCGCCGCTGACGCTGACCACACGCATTCAGCCGCCCAGATCGCAGGTCTGGGGCCTGTGGCGACGATGACGCTGGCTGAGGCTCAAGCCTCGGTGTCAGGTGGTGGGGTCTATGCGCCGACGATGCCGACGACTGAGGCCATCGCAGCAGCGGCTGCAAGAGCAGCGGCAGACGGCGGCGGGATTGTCCAACTTCCAGCGGGCCGCATCACGCTGACTGCAAGCCTCCCGGCAATATCTGGGGTCAGGTATCGTGGAGTACACCCGGTGCCATATGTGAGTGCTGCGGCGCCAGATGCATATACTGCATTTATCGGCGGGACGGTGCTGGAGGGTAATGGCACTTTTGCGGCATACGGCTGCAATATGGATGACGCAGTATCGCCGCTTGCAAGCACTGCCGCATTTAACGCAATGGCTGTTTTTGGGGCAGGCTTTGAAAACTGCGGCTTCGAGAATTTCACGTACGCCGTGAAGGGCGGCGCGAATTACAAATCGTCCTTTATCAATTCGGCCTTCAGTAACCTCTACGCACTAAATTGCACGGCTTGGGGATTTTATTTTGAAAATTTCATCGAGTGCAGTTTTGATAATTTGCAGTCCATGCGGGCCACGCTCGGCATTGCGGCGTTCATCGGGTCGGCATCTAATGCGGTACTGAGCCCTGGGAACTCGACGCTAACGCGCTTGTACGGGGAGCCTGCGAGCACCAACGGCAGCCGTGGCATCATGATCGCCGCCCGAAACGGGACGACGCTAAATGAAATCGGCGGACGCAAACTGCAGGTCAACCGCTTTGTTGGTGGCGAGCGTCAGGAACTTATTCAGGGCACGTCTATCACGATTGGTAGCCCTATCCCGGTAACTGACACGTCTTATTACCCGCTTGAAATGCCGGTGTGCGTGACCCAATCGACAAACGGATTTACTTTTTACTCCACATATTTTGTTTACTCGCGCAGCACCACCACAGGACCGGGGACCATTACCCTCAGCCGGAAGGTGCGCAGCTCTGGGGATATCATCTACCCAAATGCCAGCAATACGATGACGCTCACGACAAAAGGGTTCCCGAACCTCGAACTCGTGAGCGAGCCAAGCTCGTCAATTGCTAACTTCAACATTATCGACGTTGATCTAGAGGGTAACGCGACAACAGCCGTTGTCCTGCAGGGGGTTGCGGGCCACCTCGGTATCAATCAGGTGCCGGGCACAACGCAGGCGTACAACACAGTTTGTATGCGCAGCGCGTGCGCGTGCACGATAGACTTGATTAATCATGGTGGATATTGGGATATTGACAGCGCAGCGGGTGGACTGTCATACCTGCGCACGTCGATTGTCTCTGGTTTCCGGCAAAATTTCGGAATCAATGGTTCCTGGCGCGACGAATCTGGAAATTGGGTACAGCAATTTGCCGGAACCGCACCGCAGAACGGCGTCTCGCCGTCTGTTGGCGATTTTATCGTGCCCGCAGGCACGCGCTGGATGAAGGCCGGGAAACTCGGAATTGGCCGCCGCGTGACGAACAGTAACGCAGCCTCGCTGACACTCTCTGATGTCAACGTGGGGGAAGTTGTAAACCGGTACTCCGCAGGCACTGCTACATGGACGCTCCCCACCGCCGCCGCGGCGAATCTGGGCATGGCCTTTCGCGTGGTTAATGCATCGTCGCAAGCTTTGACGGTCGCTACCGGAGGCGGGCAGCTTGTTAACGGGAAGCCTGCGGCCACGTCAATCGCCGTGTCTGCGTACTCCTCGTGCGACATCTCCCTGACATACGATGGGGCATCGTACCTTGTCAGTCTCGGCGGCGTGGCCGGCACGGTGACGTACTAACACAGGCCCTGCCGGTAAGGCTTGACCCGCCGGCAAGCCCGCACCCGATCACAGCAGGCGCTTGACACCGTCCTCAGACCCTGCTGCAGACCGTCCAAACCTCATCACGACTTTGGACAGTCACCTCGGCACGATGCGGCCCATGACGACCGCAACCGCATCCGCCGAGCACCTGCACCAGCTGCCCATGCAGCGCCGCGAGGCCCAGATCGTGCCGGCCTCCTACAACGAGGCCGACAACACCGTCGACGTGGTCTGGACCACCGGCGCGCGTGGCCTGCGCTACGACTGGGGGGAGGGCCGCTACTACGAAGAAGAACTGGTGGTCGACGATGCCAGCGTCGACATGACCCGCTTCGACTCCGGCAGCGTCCAGGCGCTCAACAGCCACAGCACCTACGGGCTGTCGAGCATCCTCGGCATCGCCACCCGCGGGTGGCTAGCGGAAGGTGAAGGCCATGCCCGGGTCAAGCTCAGCCAGGACCCCGGCAAGGCCGGCCTGGTCGCCGACATCAAGGCCGGGATCATCCGCAACATCTCGGTCGGCTACACGGTCCAGCGGTACGAAGTCATCGAACCCGAAGACCGCACCGATGGCGGCCAGCACCCGCTGGTGCGCGCCACCCGCTGGACGCCGCACGAAATCAGCTTCGTCACCGTGCCCTTCGACACCGGCGCCACCACGCGCGCCGCCGATCCGGTCGCTCAGACCTACCCCTGCCAGATCACCACCCGGGCGAGTGCCGCCCTCAACACCAAGGAGTCCCCGATGGGAGCCAACACCTCGAGCGGCGCTGCCACGGCCGAGCCGACCGCGCCGAACAACGACGCCATCCTGGCCGCCGAGCGCCAGCGCTCGATCGAGATCATCACGCTCTGCAAGGATGCCGGCGTGCCCGAGCAGGCCGCCGACCTGATCGGCCGCAACCTGTCGGTCGCTGACGCCGGCCTGGCCATCCTGCGCGCCAAGGCCAAGACCGACAACGAGGCGGGCGGTCACGTCAACGTGCGCACCGTCTCGGACGAGACCCAGACCCGCCTGCGCGGCATCGAAGAGGTCGTGGCCTCGCGGCTCGATTCGGCCGCGAAGCTGACCGACAACGGCAAGCGCTTCCGCGGCATGAGCCTGATGGAGATGGGCCGCGAGCACCTCGAGGCGCACGGTGTCAGCACCCGCGGCATGGACCGCCACACCCTGGCCGGCCACATCCTGCAGATGCGTTCGGCCCCCGGCTACATGGGCTCGAGCGACTTCGCGACGCTGCTGTCCAACGTCGCCAACAAGCGCCTGCGTCAGTCCTATGACGCCGTCTCCACCACCTACCGCCGCTGGGCCGCCAAGGCGCCGAACGCCCCCGACTTCAAGGCCATCAACATCGTGCAGCTCGACGGTCAGATCGACCTGCAGCCGCTCAACGAGGCCGGCGAGTTCAAGTACAGCGCGTTCACCGACTCCGGCACCAGCTACAAGCTCGGCACCGCCGGCCGCATCGTCGCGCTGACCCGCCACGCCATCATCAACGATGACCTGCGCGCCTTCGGCACGATCCTGAAGAAGTTCGGCAACGCCGCCGGGCGGTTCGAAAACATGACCGTGTACTCGCTGCTGACCGGCAACAAGGTCATGGGCGACAACAAGGCGCTGTTCCACGCCGACCACGCCAACAACACCACCGGCGGCGGCAGCGCGCTGTCGCTGGATGCCCTGCGGGCGTCCCGTCTGCAGATGCGCATGCAGAAGGAGGCCGGCGCCAGCGACCCGCTCAACCTCGCCCCGGCCTACCTGATCGCCCCGGCGGCGCTGGAGACCCAGGCCTACATCCTGACCAACGCCAACTACGTGCCGGCCAAGCAGACCGACATCAACGAGTTCGCCGGCAACGGTCGCTCGGCGGTCGAGCCGATCATCGAACCGCTGCTCGACGCCTCGTCGACCACCGCCTGGTACCTCGCCACCGACTCTGGCGTGTACGACACCATCGAGTACTGCTACCTCGACGGTGCCGAAGGCCCGCAGATCGACCAGCAGGTCGGCTTCGATGTCGACGGCCTGCAGATGCGCTGCCGCCTGGACTTCGCCGCCGGTGCCGTCGACTGGCGCGGCCTGACCCGCGCGACCGGCGCCTGATCCCCACAGCCCCAAGCTGAAGGACATCCTCCCATGAAGAACTTCATCCAACTCGGCGCCACGCTCTCGCTGCTGGCGCCCTATGCGCTCGCCTCGGGCAATGGCCTGCTGGTCGGCAGCATCTTCGCTGTCGCCGCCAACGATGCGCTCTCGGGCGAATCTGTCGAGGCCAAGCGCGACGGGGTGTTCAGCCTGCCGTGCCTGTCGACGGACACCGTCGCCGCGGGCGCCAAGCTGTACTGGGACAACACCAACCGCCGGCTGACCACCACCGCCACCAACAACACGCTGGTCGGTGCCGCCGTCGCCGCCAAGGCTGCCGGCGTGAGCACCGTGACGGTCCTGCTCGACGGCGCGATCCGCTGACCCGCATGACCTACTCGCTCGACGATCTGCCCGCTGCTGGCGTCCGCGCGATGCTCAGCGAGGCGATCGACCACCACCTGAGCAACTGCGCCGGCCTGCTGGCCGGCCAGCCGTTCCGGGGCATCTTCCGGCGCAGCTGGAGTGAGCAGAGCGAGTGGGACACCCGCGTCGGCGCCACCCGATGCACGCTGTCGGTCGACGCCGCCCTGGTGCCCACCGCCTGGGCCGGGCAGTCCGCGGCCCCTCAGCCGTGGCACGCCCACAGCCAGACCCTGTACCTGGCCAACAGCACCGGCCAGGTCCTCACCGACAGCTCAGACCAGCCGATCGAGCCCGTGCCCGCCGTCTCCCGGCAGACCGGCGCACCGGTCGAGATCACGCTGGGCGAGGGCGCCGGCAGCTACCGCATCACCGAGGCCATCCCGGCTGACGGTGGCCGCGTCCACCTCGTGCTGGAGATCGCGGCATGAGCGTCTTCACCAGCCTGCTGTCGGTGCTGGGCGGGGTCGTGCGCCAGGCTGCACCCGCATCCGCCGTCGTCTACCTCGGCCGCGCCGCGGCGCTGCCCGAGACCTCCGTGGCCATCAACCTGGAGCTGGGCGACAGCCGGCTCCACAAGAGCTACCTCGGCGACATCGTCACCTGGATCACCGACCTGGACATCGAGATCGCCGCCCAGGCTCTGCCCCGCGTCGACGAGAGCGCGGATCACGCGGCCGATGCCGTGCTCGAGCTGCTCTGGCCTGCACTGCAGTGGGCCCAGATCCGCGCCGCGCTGGCCCCGCTGGGCGTCACAGGCTACTGCAACGCCCAGGGCGATTCGGTCGATGTCGCCCAGGCCCTGCGCCGCACGACCGCCAGCGGCACCGCGCCGACCGGCCGCATCTCGCTGCAGATCAGCCTGATGCATCACACGGTCGCCAACACCCTGACCCCTTATTCGGACCCACCCGCATGACTCTGCCTCGCAGCATCCCCCCGATCGAGCCGGGCCTGCCTGCCACGCCACCTGTGGCGGGTAGCTGGACCCTGCAGCCCGATCTGCACCTCTACCCGGCCGACGCACAGACCGCCGCAGCCGCTGGCCTGGACTGGCCCGATCAACAACCCGCCGAGCTGACCGACCCCGCCAGCCCGGCAGCCTCAGGAGCCTGACATGGCATCTGGCAAGCAGGTCGTCGTGCTGGTCAAGCAGCAGACCGCACGCAACACCCCCGCCACCCTCAGCGCGTCCACCGATGCGCTGCTCATCCTGCAGGATGATTTCGACGTCGGCTATGAGCGCGAGCGCACCCGCGTCACGCAGCTCGACGGCAAGCTCAACGCGCCCGAAGTGCTGCCGGGCGCGGCCAACTTCATGCAGAGCCTGAGCGTGGGCGTGATCGGCTCGGGCACCGCCGGGGCGGCGCCGCGGTTCGCGGCGCTGCTGAAGGGCGGCGGCTTCGCCGAAACCCTGGTGGCGGCCGGCAGCGGCATCACCGCCCGCGCCGAATACAACCTGGCGCCGAACCCCGGCAGCCAGATCGGCCTGAGCATGGCCGTCTACAGCGGCGACCAGCTCCACCCCGGCGCAGACGTGTTCGGCACGATCGACATCGCGCTGGCCACCAACTCGCTGGGCAAGCTCACCTTCAAGGCCAAGGGCCGGCTCAACGGAGACGTGTCGGCGGCGGCGGTGCCCAACGGCACGTTCGTGCGCCGGCTGCCCCTGCCGGGCTCGCCCACCAACACCAGCAAGGTGCGCATCGGCGCGGTCGGTGGCGTCACCTACGCCAACGCCGCCCTCAGCGGCGGCACCGAGTTCCTGATGTCGAGCTACAGCTTCTCGAGCGGCGCCAAGGTCGACTACCAGGCGTGGTGCGGTGGCGATGACACCGACATCAGCGACGCCGAGCCCACGATCAAAATCCAGTGCGCCATGTCGGCCAGCGAGTACGTGGCGATGTGCGGCCGTGACAAGGCCGGCACCGGCTTCAGCATGGGCTTCATGCACGCCCTCGACACCGCCGGCGCCCCTGCTGCGGGCTCGAGCTGGGGCATGCACGCCCCCGTCGCCAAGATCACCAGCATCAAGAAGACCGCCGAGGTCAACGGGCAGATCGTCGCCGACATCGAAGCCTCGCTGCAGCCCAGCGCCCCCGGACTCACCGACGCCGTGCGGCTGTGGTTCCTGTAATCGTCGCCTTCTGGAGACTCGTCATGCACTTCATCATGCGTCCGCTGCCGCGGTTCCCGTTCACCGCGCAGCTCCAGCAGGGCGACCAGACCGTCGAGATCGCGCTCGTCGGCCAGGCCATGACCCCGCGCCAGTACAAGGCGCACATCAAGGCCTGCGAGCTGGCCGGCGGTGACTTCGACTCGACCCGCTTCCTGTCCGTCCTGATCCCCGAGGGCGCCGGCATCGTGGACGAGGCCGGCGATCCGGTCGCGTGGAACGAGGACACCATCGACGTGCTGCTGTGGCAAGACGCGCAGGCCTTCCAGGTCCTGCTCGATGCCTACCGGGCCGGCGCCAGCGAGGCCGCCCGAAAAAACTGACGGAGATCGCTCGGGCACTGGCCTCACCGCCCGAGCAGATCGACGACAGCACCGAGCACCTGGGCGGTGGCCTGGTCATCGAAGACGACCCTCGGCTCGTCCCGATCCCAGAGCCCGACATCGAGGTCTGGGAGTCGCATTGGACCGCCTTCATCCTCTTCCGCGCCCTCTACGGGCAGTGGCGGATGGGGCCCGGCGGGCCAGTCGCGCTCGACTACCTCGCCATCGAGCCTGTCGCCCGTCTGCTGCGCATCAAGCCGGCCGATGCCGCCGCCGCCTTCGAGGCCCTGCAGGTCATGGAAGGCGCGGCCCTGACCACCATCCACGAGCGAGCGCAGCGTGAGCTGCAGTCCCTGAGATGACCACCGACATCAAGATCCGCCTGACGCTGGACCGCAGCGGCTACTCGCAGTCCGTCAACCAGGCCAGCGCCGAAGCTGCCAGCATGGGCCGGGGCATCAGCGGCGCCGCCAACTCGGCCACGCGCTCGCTCGATGGCCTGCGCTCCGGCGTCCGCTCCGTCGCCGTCTCGCTCGGCGACATCGCCAAGGGCGCGGTGGTCTTCAACAGCGCCGCCGCCGGCGCGCAGCGCCTGGCCGAGGCCATGGCCGCGATCCCGAGCAAGGGCATCGGCTTCATCGCCGAGACCGAGGTGGCCCAGCTCGGCATGGCCGGCATCCTGCAGAGCATGGTCGAGATCGAGGGCCAGTCGATCAGCTTCGCGCAGGCGCAAGACCTGGCCGCCGGATCGGTCGCGCGCCTCCAGCGGGCCGCGGCCGAAACCGCCGCCAGCAGCGAAGACCTCATCAGCACCTTCCGCGCGCTGCTCGGACCAGCCACGGCTGCAGGCATGTCCCTGCAGCAGATCGAGCAGTTCACGATCACCGGCGCCAACGCCATCAAGTCGATGGGCATGACCACCGGCCAGATGGTGCAGGAGCTGCGCGATCTCACGCAGGGCGGCATCACCGCGGCCGGCAGCACGCTGGCCACCGCGCTGGGACTCAAGGATGCCGACATCGCCAAGGCCAAGGCCAGCAGCGAGGGGCTCTTCAAGTTCCTCATGGACCGCATGAGCGGCTTCGCCTCCACCTCGCAGGTCTACAGCCAGACCCTGAAGGGCGGTTGGGAAGCCCTGCAGGAGCAGATCACCCAGGCCAGCGCCTCGGCCATGGCGCCGGCGGCCGAAGAGGCGAAGCGCGCCATCAGCTCGATCAGCGAAGCGCTGCAGGGCGACGGGCTCAAGCAGGGCCTGTCGGGCATCGGTGAGGGGCTGGCCACCTCCATCCGCACGATGAGCGAGGGCGTGGCCATCGCACGCGAGTACAGCGGCGCCATCGGTCTGGTGGCCGGCGCCTATGCGGCGCTCAAGATCGGCCAGCTTGCGGGAGAGATCCAGCAGACCACGCAAGCCAAGCTCGGCGCGTCTGCCGCCTCACGCCTGGCCGCAGCCCAGGCCGCCCTCGAGGCGGTCGCCAACGACCAGGTCACCCAGTCGAGCCGCCAGCAGCTCGCCGCGCTGCTGGCCGAGCAGCGCGCCAAGGTCGCCGCGCTCGCGCAGGAGCAGGCCCTCACCGCGGCCCGGCTGCGAGCCGCCGAAGCCATGGCCGCGCAGCTGGTCGGGCAGGCGCGGCTCAACGCCCTCGAGCAGCAGGTGCTGCCACTGCGCCAGCAGCACGCCCAGCAGACCGCCGCGCTCGAGCAGGCGCAGCAGCGCCTGACCGCTGCGACCAATGCGTCGAGCATCGCGGCGCGTGGGATGGGCGTGGTGATGGGAGCTCTGGGCGGGCCGGTGGGCATCGCCATTACCGCGATCACGATGCTCATCGGCAAGATGATGTCGGCTCGCGCCGAAGCCGACAAGATTTCCAAAGTCCAGCTCAGCACCGACCGGATGAAGGCTGACCTGGCTGCAGGCAAGCAGGTCAGCTCGACCGACGCCAGTCGACTTGCTGCAGCACAAGCCGAGGCTGAAGAAAAGCGCGATGGGCTCCTCGCCAAGGTCCGCGAGGGCAAGTACAGCATGGGGGACCGGAGCGGCAGCGGCTTTTGGGGCATGGGCAAGTCCCAGGTCCAGCAAGACCGCGATGACCTCGCCGAAGCCGAAAAGGTCGTCGCTGAATACACCGCGCTGAACAAGCAGGTCCAAGATGCCCAGGCCAAGGCCGCAGGGGCCACGCCGAACATCAACCTGCGCGCCGGGGCCTCATCGAAGGGGCTCGACGAACTGCTGGGCGATGCCAAGACCGCCGAAAGCGTCAAGAAGGCCGGCGCCGAGAAGCTCCAGCAGCTCGAGATGCAGGCCACGCGGGAGCGTGAGCTGATGCTCAAGCGCGGGGCCACGGCAAAAGAACTGGCCGCTTTCGACGCCCTCACCGCTGCAGGAAAGTCCGCCATCCAGCGCGACACCACGCTGGGCCTGCAGGAGCTGGCCAACAAGGAGCGCAAGGCCGCCCTGGGCCCCGGCGCCACCGGCGAAAACCCGGAAGCCGCCGCCGCGCGGCTGGAAAAGGCTGTGGCCGACAAGCGGCTGGCCGAGCTGAAAGCCGCCAGTGATCTGCGCCTCGCGCAGAACGAAACCGAGCAGGCCCGACTGGAAGCGCAGCACCAGGCCGGCCTGATCGGCGTCGAGGAATTCGAGGCCCGCAAGACCGAGATCGCGCGCGAACGCCTGCAGGAGCGCATCGCCCTGATCGACGCCGAGATCGAGGCCGAAGCGAAGCGCGCGCCGAAGGACAAGGCCGAGCAGGTCGCGCGCGACACCAAGATCGTGCAGCTGCGCTCTGACCGTGCCGGTGCTCAGGCCGATGTCGACCGGCTGGGCATCACCAGCCAGGCCAGCGCAGGGGCGCGACAGCTCGAGCGCGACCGCGAGACCGCCGCTCGCACCGTCGAGCTGTGGCAGACCACCCAGCAGCGCATCGACCAGCTCAAGCAGGCCAACGCCAGCGCCACCACCGCGCTGATCACCGACCCGGTCGCCAAGGCCCGCGCCGATGCCGCCGCGCAGGTCGCCGAGATCCAGAAGCTCAGCTCGGAGCAGACCCGGGCCCTGCAGTTGCAGGTCGAGCTGGTCGCCGATGACGGGCAGCGCGAGATGCTCCAGCAGCAGATCCGCACGCTGGCCGAAGAGACCGGCCGCTCGGTCGAACTGGTCAACCGGGGCCTGACCGAGCGCCTCAAGCCGGGCTGGCAGACCATGGTCGAGGGCTGGGGCGACACCCAGCGCATGATGCGCGAGCACAGCGACCAGACCATGCAGTCCCTGCTCAAGGGCGGCGAAGACGCCTTCGTCGGCCTGCTGCAGACCGGCAAGCTCAACGTGCGCAGCCTGATCGATTCGATAGCCGCCGACTTCGCCCGCGTGCAGTTCCGCCAGATGGTGGCGGGGCAGGGCTCCTCGCTGCTGGGCAGCGTCGGGGGCCTGATCGGTGGGCTGCTCGGCGGTGTCGGCAGCATGGGCAACGCCGGCGCTGGCAACTACTCGGCCGCAGGCCTGGCCGCCGCCTTCGCCAGTGCCAAGGGCAACGTCATCTCGGCCGAGACCGCACACGCCTTCGCCCTCGGCGCGCCCTTCGCCAACAAGATCGTCACCGCACCGACGCATTTCCGCTTCGGAGCCGGCGGCGAAAAGCTGGGCCTGATGGGCGAGGCGGGCCCCGAAGCCATCATGCCCATGCCGGACGGACGCGGCGTGCAGGCCATCAGCCCGGACGGGCGCTATCTGCAGACCCTGGGCCTGGGCCGCGATGGCAACGGGCGGCTGTCGGTCGTGATCCCGCCCGGCTCCAAGTTCGCGACCGGCGGCGCGTTCGGTGCCAGCGCGCTCACCGGCGGCGCGGCAGGCCACCGCGGCGACACCACCATCACCGGCGGGCCGATCAGCCTCACCGTCTCCAACGATGCCCAGCTGCTCCAGCACATCAACAAGATGATGGCCGCGCAGCAGCGCGACCTGATCCGGCGCCTCGAGCAGGCCGGGGTGAAGATCTGATGGCCATCGTCTCGTTCCGCACCTCGGGCCTGTGGGCCGATGCCGGCTCGGGCATGCAACTGGTCGTGCCCGGCATCGTCACCACCAGCAGCATCACCGGCACGATGCAGTCCCGCCTGACCGGCCTGCCGTACCACGAGCTGACCCTGATCACGCCGCGCCGGCTCAGCGGCATCACCGCCGGCCGCTGGAAGGCGCTGATCGATCAACTGCGCGGCCAGGTCAACCACCTCGAGGCCTATGACCCGGCGCATCTGGTGCCCAACGGCACGGCTCGCGGCGCCGGCAGTAGTGGCGCGGCCGCGGCATCGGCCACTGCCGTCTATGTGTCCGGCCTGACGGGCACGCTGCTGCGTGGCGATCGGCTGCAGATCGGCACCGGTCTGGGCTCGCACTACCTGCACGTCACCGCCGACGTCACCCTGCCCGGGACGGTCAGCTTCGAGCCGCCTCTGCGCACCGCCATCGCCAGCGGGCAGACGGTGCAGCTCGATCGCCCCAGCGCCATGTTCAAGCTCGTCGGCCAGCCGCCCCTGTGGCCGGCGGCCCCTGGCCAGCAGGTCGACCAGGTCACGCTGAAATTCCGGGAGCAGTGGCAGTGATCACCCTCGATACGCCCACCCAGACCCTGCATGACTCGGGCATCGTTGCCGAGTGCGGGCTGTTCCAGCTCGATTTTTCCGCCGCAGCCGGTGGCACGCAGCGCATCGCGCTGTGGCCCGTCGACATCGTGTCCGGGGGCTACACCTGGCGTGGCGTGGGCGATGCCATCAAGCCGCCGGCCGCTAAAGCCAGCGCTGACGCCGGCGGCCGGGTGACCCTCGAGCTCAGCGCCGCCAACCTGGCGCTGCTGGCCCTGTGCATGGGCCCGAGCCACACCTGGCGAGGCCGGCGGGGCCCGCCCC